AGACTTTCTTTTATTGTCAAGCATAAATTACTTGAAAAAGGAATATAATTTTGCAAACATGAAAGGTCGTATGTTCAAGCTTGGTGGTCGAAGTAAACTCCAAGATAACTTTAATATGAGAGATTATGACAATACAGAAGGCAAATTCATCTTTAAGAAACGTCTGAACAGTTGGATGTCTGTAGAAGTACAGAAACAATTTGGTTCCACACACATTTTAGAAACCAGAATGTATTCGTGGTGTCTTTCACTGGTGGATGAATATGAACAGATAATTCTCAAGAACTTTGGTACAATGAACAAGGGTTTGGATACTGAACATTGTCATTTTCTCAATGTTCCTAAAGATAAACTGATAGAAGTTGATATGTTGAATGTTGGAACCACAATTGCCAGAACCGGCGATTATATGTTGGATTGATGTTTTTCGTCGATATGTATCTAACCGAATATTTCAAAAAGGGTTAATATCAATTAAAAAGTTTTATAAATAACTTATGGTAACCAAAGTGTGTTACAATTCTAAAGGCAGTTAATGAAAACTTTTATATCTTTTCTAAAAGAAGAAGCGGAATCAGAAGGTTCGGCTTTAAAGCACATCCATCACGCAGAAGACCGTCCACTAATGCACGGAGCCGAAGGGTTTGAACACGCGCATGGCGCACTCATGCAAGCACACGAACACATGAAGGCGAAGGCTAACAATAGTAATTTGACCATGAAATATGATGGTTCACCTGCAATTGTCTTTGGCCACCATCCAAAAACAGGTAAATTCTTTGTTGCTAGTAAATCCGCATTCAACAAGACACCAAAAATCAATCACACAGAAAAAGATATTGATAGAAACCATGGCCATGCGCCTGGACTTGCATCAAAACTTAAAGCTGCACTAAAACATTTACCTAAAGTGACACCAAAACAAGGTGTATATCAAGGCGATATGATGCATTCCTCAGAGGATTTACACCACCATGACTAAAAAAGTATCGTTTACTCCAAATACAATCACTTACACCGCTAAGGGTGATGAAGCTAAAAATATTGGTGCGTCTAAAGTTGGTGTAGTAGTCCACACAAAATACCATGGTTCAGACATTAGTAACATGTCTGCACACCATGATGTAGACCACCACAACTTCAAACAACATAAAGATGTACAGCATCACGGTGCAGAACATGATACTGCAAAAGTTGATTATCCAGAACATGCTCAGAGTGAATTCCATAAACACATGGCTGCAGCAAAAGCAATCCATGATACACACGGTGAAAAAATGTATCCTGCGACTGATAGGCACAGGGGCGAAAATACACATCTAACGACATACATCAATAAGACGGTTGACACTGGAGAAGTTCCTAGTGTCTCAGGATTGAAGAATCACATCAAAACTCAACACACCAAAATGGCGGATAAAGTTAAAACTGATAAATCCAAACAGACAAAAATTGATGCCGGTAAAGAACATAATTCCCATATTGAGAAAAACAAAGAGCATTATCAGAATCTTTTGACAATGCATCATCATTTAGCACAAGCTAAGAACACTCTAGTTAAACATCTAGAAGGCCATGAAGGTCACTATGAACATCACATTAGTGGTGTAAAATCTAAACCAGAAGGATTTGTGGTTCATCATACTCCTGAAGGTGGAAAAACTGAACCAACAAAGCTAGTAAATAGAGCAGAGTTCGCAAGACAAAACAGACTGAAAGTGAGAAAATAAATGATAGACTTACAAAAGAAACTTTATTGGGAAAGAGCCGGTATAGCTTTAGATGAAGAAGGTTTGCCAATTCTTACTGAAGGCCGCGGCAAAATTTCAGCTTCAGGTGCTGTTGCAGATTCTCATATTAAAAAATATTTAATGCCGCATGTGGGTTCAAAAACTCATACTCATACATTAGCTTCCGAACATGATGATTTACCTAAAGGTTCTCATGTAAAAATTCATGGTGTTGAAAAACATTATAATGTTGTTACAGGAAAACACCAAACACATGTTCATGTTGAAGATGAAGTTGGTAATCACCACACAATGCTTGCTTCAAAATTACACAAACCAGGTGAAGCTCCAGAAAATAAAGGACATGATTATGAGAACAAATTTGTTGCAAGACTAAAACATCATGGCATTATGCCTCACCACATGTCTGGTGCAGGTTCAACTGGTGGTACCGATTTTGCTGTTGAGAATAAGAAAAAAGGTAAATTTCACGCAGGTTCGGTTTCTGGTGGTTTACTTAACGGTGAAACTAAGAATGGTGTTACTGCCGCAATGGGCCAATTGACAATACACCACACAAAAGAAAAAGGTTGGCATGTTGGTGATGCAGCTAAAAAGAAAAGACCAGAATATGCAAAACATATTGAAAAATCTGGTGTTCTTGCTCACATGAATAAACATGAACCAAGTCCTGATAAAGCCAGTTCAACTGAATCTGGTCGTGCAAAAACAACTGTAATTAAACATCCAAATTTACATCCAGCTGAAGGTTATTTAAAAGACCACCATGTACATGTATTACAAGTTGGAGGCCACGGCACTTACCGAGTTGGTGAACATGATGAAACTGGCCACGGTTTACCTAAGATTTCAGGTAAAGGTGAATGGAGAATCAGAGAAAAACAAAAAGGCAACAAAACGGCAAGAACCGTTGCTTTCCATCCTGATGGAAAAAAAGGCCTAAACAAGAGTCATGTCGATTTAGACAGTGATGAACATATGGAAAAATTCAAAAAAACTTTGGGCCACACAAACTAAATGAAATCCTTTTTAGAAGTTATACAAGAAAAAGTAACTGGTGAATCTCACCATGTAATGTCCTTTGGCCGGATGAATCCTCCGACTACTGGCCATTTGAAACTTATTGACAAAGTAAAAGAAGTTGCAAAGAAACAAGATGCAGAGCACTCTGTTGTTGTTTCTCATTCACAAGATACAAAGAAAAACCCACTGTCGGCTGCTCAGAAATTAAAACACTTAAAGAGATATTCTCCAGATACAAATTTTGAGGCGTCTTCTAAAGAGAAACCAACATTCTTACAACATGCAGCTGAATTAAATAAAAAAGGTGTAACACATTTACACATGGTCGTTGGTTCTGACCGTGTTAAAGAAATGCACGATAAGTTGCACCAGTACAATGGAACACATCCTGGTGCTCTACATAATTTCAAGAAGATAACTGTTCATTCTGCTGGTCAGAGAGACCCGGACGCTGAAGGAACAGAAGGAATGTCAGGCACCAAGATGCGTGAACATGCCAAGAATAATGATTTAAAATCATTCAGAAAAGGTGTTCCCACGCATGTACCTGAACATCATGCAAAAGAATTAATGCACGATGTTCGTAAAGGAATGGGTTTACACGAAGATTACAGTTATGGTCGCCATAAAGCAATCTTCGTGACTGGTGGTCCAGGTTCAGGTAAAGACATTATTGTCCGTGAATGCATTGCTTCACAAAAGATTGTTGAGCATAATTTCTCACAAGTTTTGGATATCTTAAATGATAAACACAAGCTTGCAATGAGGTCTATGAATCCAAAATATGAGTCTGTAAGAACTCGTAGTCCCTTGATTATTAATGGACCAGCAGACGATTTGGAAAAGATTGGCCGTATCAAAGAAGAATTAGAAGAACTTGGTTATCAAACAATGATGGTGTTTGTTGATACGACAGATAATGTAAGTAAAGAAAGAAATACATTATTGTCTAAGATGATGATGGAATCTATTCGCCAAGACAAATGGCAGAAAGCACAAGAGAATGCAGAAAAACTTATAGAAATGTTTACAGATTTTGTAAGATTTGATAACTCTGGTGTCTTGGAATCAAAAGAAGAAGATATTACAGAAACTTACAATCTGACAAAAGAGTTTCTATCTTCCAGTTCTATTATAGAATCTTTGCAAAACGGTAATCGTTTCAAAGGTCTCTACGAAAGTTCTAAGACTAAGATTAAAGTATTGAAAGACAATAATAGTCCATTCATGCAGTTTCAGAAAAAGTTAGGTAAGCAAGATGATGTGCGTGACGGTGATGAAAAGTCAAACAGTACATATGCGTTTAGGACTTATGCGGAAGCCAATTTCAATAAAGACAAAGAAACTGATAAAAAGAAAACTGCATTATCTGCCGGCCGAGTTGGTGATCCAGGTGGTATTGGTCCAACAATGAATGCAAGAAGTGGTGGTGGTTCTAGTTCTGCTGGTGCTGGATTAGGCAATCAAACATATAGTGAAGCAGAAGAATTCGACAATAAGAATGTCGCTGCACCAGGTTTGGATGCTAAACCAAAAAATGTTAATCCAAATCCACTAGGTGAAAAGAAAAGAATTAAAGGTTTCAAAGAGTCTGTATATTCAGGTGAAACTGGAAATGAAATGGGAGTTGTGGGTGTTATGGGTGGTGCAATGAATAAAGAACCTCTGGTTATGCCTACAGATAAATACATCAAATCGGGTATTACGATTAAAAAATCAAAAGAAAAATCAGGAGCAAAATAATGTTTACTAAGAATAGTGTTTCACAATCAATGATAGACGCTGTACAGTCTGTTCTAGCTGAAGATAAAAAATTGCTTCTTGAGCCTGGAAAGAAAAAAGAAGACGCTCCATTTGATGGTCCATACAAAAAACCAGATACAAAACCTGGACACGGTGATGCTTCTAGAGTTAAACATTTAGCTAAAATGGCTATTCCTAAAAAAGAAGTCAAAGAAGAATTAAAAGGTAATCAACATGAGTTGGACAAGAACCGCAACGGTAAATTGGACAAAAAAGATTTCCAATTATTAAGAATGAAAAAAGAAGGCCTTGATCCAGTTGGTAAAGAAGATGCAGATATCAATAATGATGGCAACGTAAATAAGACAGATGGATATTTAAAGAATCGCCGCAAAGCAATTTCTGCTTCAATTAAAAAAGAAGAAGTTGAACTAGATGAGGGTTCAGGCTCAAAAGAAAAACAAAAAACTCCATATAGAGATATAAACAGTCCTGAATATAGAGCCGCAGTAGAAAAGCAAAAGCAAAAAATGAAAGACACTGCTGCGGCCCAACCTGGCAAAAAAATGCTATCCAAAATGAAAAAAGGAATGAAAGAGGAATTTGGTGACGTAAGTGAAGACATTGGTGCAATGCAAAGTGTTGTTGGTGAAAATAAAGGCAAAAAATCTATAAGAGTTGATACACTTAAAGGTCCTACAATTTCTAATGATCCTGAAGTTAAGATTGCAAATGCACATTTCAGTGGGAAATCAGCAACATTAAAAGCTGAAGGCAAAGGTACAGAAACTCCTTCTACTTTTGTTACCGATTCTGCAACACACAGAGAAATCAATAAGGCTGTTAGACCTACATTTAAGAAAATCAAAGAAATGTTAGGCAAAACAGGAACTTCGGAAGAAAAGAATGAAAAGTAAAAAAGATGTTATCAAAGATGTTGTAAAACCAACATCTATTTCACCTCGTAGCAGTTTTACTGACCCAAATGAACCCTGGTCAGCAAAGGCTAACGTGGCTGAAAACATCACATCTAAGCGTTCAAATCTGTTACAACAATTCTATAAATCTAAAGGTTGGAATGTTAACTACATTGCCAAAAATAAAAAAGTGTCACAATCTAAAACTGGCGATTTTATCAAATGGAAAAGAGACCACGGAATCTATGAAGAAGACCAAATTGATGAAGTCTCAAATGAATTACTAGGTCGTTACAAAACTGCTGCTGGGCAACAAGCTTCTAATCTAGACAAAGCTGGTGGTAGAGAAAACATCCAGAAGGCTAACAAGCGTTTCTCTGGTATCGTCAAGGCAACCAAGAAACAGTTTGCAAATGATGAGAAGCCTGTGGCAGAAGCCAAAGATGAAGGCGAATACGATTATGATACATGGATGAAGAATATCAAAAAACTGCATGGAGAAGTCAAAATAAAGAACCACCCAGATCGGTCTTTAGCTAAAGCCGCATACAATTCTTCAGGAAAATATGTTGGTTTCTACGATGCTCACGGAAATTCTAAAGTGCTAACACAAAAAGATTTATTAGAAGA